AGGTGTCCGTTCCGTCAACCCAGGCCCGCAGGTTCCCGGCCCCGATCGCGCTGTACAGATCCCCGGCCGGGTCCAGGATCAGCGGCGTGCCCTGGAGGAACTTGACGGGGAACCCGCCGGGCGTCCATCCGGCCGGCGACCCGGACCCGTCCCACGCCACGGCCCCTTTGGTGTCCCCGGCCATCAGCGGCGTCACTGTCAGTGCCGCGCTGTACACCGACCCGGCGGACCCCGCCGCGATGACCTGGACGGTGACCGCCGCGCCGGCCCCCATGTAGGTCGTGACCGCCTGCTGCGGGTAGGACCCGACGGTCCCCGCGTTGACCGACGTGGCCAGCAGCGTCGTCCCGGAGTACAGGCCGAAGTTGCCGGCGTCCCCGGCCGCTGCGGCTGAGGCCAGGGTGCACGTCCAGGACAGCAGGAACGTTCCCGTCGCGGCGGCCTCGGAGGTGATCACGGTCCCGGCTGCGGGTGCCGCGGAGGTGGTTCCGCTGGCCGAGGTCGCCGGTCCTGACGCCGGGGAACTGCCGGTGCCTGCGGCAATGGTGACATCGGATGTCACTATGTACCGGTTCAGCGTCATGCGGTCACCCCCCTGCGGTCTAGTAGGCGGTCTGCGGTACGGCGTCGCCGGCCAGCGCCGGGGTGAGCTGCGCGACGGTGACGAGGACCCCGGACAGGTGCGCGAGCTCCATCCCGCCCACCGGCACGGAAGTGGCTGTAGGCGTGCCGGTGACGACCGCCACGTCAGAAGTGCCGGACGGGTCGATGATCAGCACCTGCCCCGCCGTGAAGCTGGTGCCCCCGGCGGTGAACGGCAGCGCCGCCGCCCCGGCGGACACGCCGGCGGAGATCGCGGGCAGCGCCCACGCCCATGCCGGCGCGGCCGAGTACGTGACCGAGATCGTCCCGCCGGCCGGGACCAGGTACGTCCCCGCCGTGGTTCCGGCCTGCACCGCGTTGACGTACACGAACGTGAGGGTGCCGCCGGTGATGGTGACCGCCGCGACGGTGCCCGTGGCGTTCGTGACCGGGACGGCGGTCAGCGGGACGGCAGGGGAGGAGACAGCCGGGGCGGCCAGCGTGAAGGGCCATTCGCACCGCAGGCACCGGTATGTCAGCGCCGCGTACGGCGCCATCGGGCCCGCGAACCAGCAGCGGGGGCAGCGCAGGCCGGCTACCTCCAGCGGCTCGATCGTGCCTCCGATCCAGGGCATGGGTTATCGGCTTCCCTGCGGCCGGACGCGGCGGGACGGCGGGAGATCCACGGCGTCGGTCGCCGATTCGGTCAGGTGCGCGGCCATCTCCGACGCGTCCGGGCGGGAAGCCTCGGAACCTTCCGGGGCGTTCCCCATGTCCCCGGCGAGGAACTGGACGGCGCTCGAGCCGTCCGGGTCGGGGCGGGGGGCGTCCGAACCGGGAGGCGGGGTGGTCGGCCGGAACAGGCGGCCGGACACGGCGCGGGGCGGGACTACCGGGACCGGCTCATGCGTGCCGTCCGGCCCGGACACCTTCCGCACCACGTCGACCTGCCGTCCGTCCCGCGCGCCTTTGCGGTTGAACTGGCGGGCCTCTTCCTCGGTCAGGTGCACGATCTCACCGGGGTATACGAGATCGGTGGCCCGGTCCTTGTCGCCGCGGCGGGGGACACTCAGGCAGATGAGGGCCTGGTAGGGCTCGCCTACGCGGGTGGCGGGTGCGCCCGTGGCGCGGGCCAGGAGCTTGTCGAGGGTGGCTGTTTCCTCGGCGGAAAGCGGTGCCGGCTCGGTGACTGCGGTTGCCATTCCGTCTCCTCAGTTGCTCAGGGTGAAGGTCTGGTACTGCGGGACATTGGTGGTCGTGACGGTGCTGAACACCGGGGACTCGCAGGTGATGGTGTACGGCGGGGTGTACGGCTGCACAGACGGGGCCGCCGGGTAGCCGGCCCAGTGGTAGTGCACGCAAGAGCAGTGGTGCGCGGCCTGCCCGGCGCGAAGCCTGGCGACTTCCTCCCGCAGTTCACGTACGGTCTCGGCCAGCGCGGTCATCTCGTCACGCCCCCCGTCCCGTTCGCGTTCCCGGCTCATAGTAACTCTCCGTACTCGGTTATGTGTTCGAAATCAGACCCCGGACAGCAAAGACACGGCCAACGGTTGGTCGAGCCCTACGGCCGAACTACGCTGAGTGTCCGACCGCCAGGTCTTGCGGCTCTCGTCGCGATAAAGCGGCCCTGCGATGAAAGGCAGCTCATCGGCGTAGAAACCGGCCCGGTTCCGCTGCATGATGATCGCGTTTCCGGCCGGCACCTGGCGGGACACGAGCACGTCCAGGTTGAATATCTTCTGCGGCAGAGTCCCCGTGTAAAGAAGGGATTCCGACGCGATATCGCCGATGTACGGCGCCGCGAACGTGGAGCTTTGCAGAAGCGTGTTCTTGGTCCCGTGGTTGATTATCAGCGTGTCGGCTTCGAATCCGAGCCATTGTGTTACCCCGCTCGGGGACACGATATTCGCGTTTTCGACCAGATATACGGCCTGCGCGATATCCGCCCGGATAGTGGCCGAAGCACTCGCCCACGGATTGGCCACGGCCAGCGTCTGAATGGACGCGTTCGCCACGACGGCGGAGTAGAAGGCGGTGTTCCACGAGTACACCATCGTGTTCTTGACCTGCAGCAGCTGCCGGGTCACCGGGTCGATGGCCTGCCTGCGCCGCATCTCGTCGGACACCATGATGGCCATGGCGCGCTCGTGAGTGAACACCACCCGGGGCACGCCGATGGACGTCGGGACGACGGGGACCTCACCGAATTCGGGCCTGATCTCCGGGAAATCGTCGGCGTAAAGCGGCGTGGACTCCGAGTAGCGGACCGCGCCGGAAGGGGCCGCGCCGCCCATCCGCAGCACCGAGTCCATGATGAACTCGTTGGCGGTGATATCCAGGATGAGCGCCGGAATGACCAGGGGGTCTTTCAGCAGCTCGTTGACTGTGATTCTCGGGCCGTCGCTATAGCCCCTCGCGCCAGATGGCATCTGGTCAGTCCTTCTCTCTTAAAGGACCCGGGCCCGGCCCAGGAAGTAGGATGCGGCCCCGGTGCCGCCGATCTGCTGGGTGAGCATCGCGCTGGACACGCCGCCCGGGTGGGTGCACACGGCCACCACCTGGTCCGCGGCCGGTCCCGCGCCGGCGCCGGTGACCGCTCCGCCGGTCGCGCCGATGATCAGCTTCTGGTCGGTGTACGCCTGCCCGACGTACCAGACCCAGATGTCCCACCCGCCCGCGTAGACGGGCACGTAGTCCGTGAGGACGGACATGTCGATGAGGGGGTCGCCGTAGGCGTTCGCGGCGCCGGTCTGGGTGGAGATGACGTTCGCGTCGGCGCCGGCGACGCCTGAGCAGTAGACCGTCGCGGACGTGGCCACCTTGACGGTCAGGTCCGTGGTCCCGTACCCCTGGGTGGTCGGCATGACGAACTGGCCGCCGAAGATCAGGGTGGAGACCTGGAGGTTCCGTGGCCCCCTGGTGTAATGCGGGAGTACCGCAGTCATGCGGCCACGCCCCCTTCAGTTCTCGTATGCCTAGTCGCTGTTCGACACGTCGGTGGTTGGTGTCCCGCCCGAATTGCGTGTAGTGTTACGTCATGGGCGGAACGGGGAACGGGCCGAAGCCGAGGCTTTTCGTGGACGTCGGGCAGCGGTTCGGCAGGCTGATGGTGACCGAAACCGGCGTCCTGACGGGTGTCACGCCCGCTAAGCCGGGTGGCTGGCGTGCCGCCGTGTGCCTGTGTGATTGCGGGCAGACGGTCACGGTCGCGCTGTCCAACCTGTTCAACGGGCGGGTCAAAACGTGCGGGAAGACGTGCGAGTTCTCCCCCGGGCCGATGTCCGCTAGAACACCCGAGGGCAGAGCGCGGGCGGCCAGGGTGCTCGGCAACCTGACTCCTGAGCAGAAAGCCCGGCAGCAGACCCGGATCGACGGCCATGGCCTCTCCGCACGCGGGGAAGAGCATCCCCTGCTGCGGCTCTGGTACAGGATCCTCCGGCGCTGCGAGATCCCCGCCGCGACCGGCTACCGCTACTACGGCGGCCGTGGTATCCGCGTCTGCGATCGCTGGCATGACGTGCTTGTCTTCATCGCCGACGTGGAGGCCGAGATCGGACCGCAGCCGGAAGGAAAGTACCCGAGCGGGATGCCCATCTACACGTTCGATCGCATCGACGTCAACGGGAACTACGAGCCCGGAAACGTCCGCTGGGCCACGGCGAAGGAGCAGGTCGATAACCGCCGGCCCCTGGAGCTGGAACCGTGCTGCGTTGCCTGCGGGACTCCCTGGGACGAGGCGAACACCTACACCAGCCCGTCCGGCCACCGGGAGTGCAAGGCGTGCCGCCGGGAGGGGCAAAGGAGGCGCGCCGAGGCCAGGGCCATGAAGTGACGCGGACCGTTCGCTAGTCACCATTGCTCACCGCCGGCCCTTCGGCGAGCTGATCGTGGGCGGTCACGGCGCGGAGGTTGCCCGCGCCCACCTGGACGACTTCGGCCGCGGACAGTTCCACCACCTGGCCTTTTGCCAGCAGGCGGGCCGGCTGGCCGTACCCGGACCCGGCGACTGTCACCGGGGTCACCACCACGTAGCGGGCCACTGGCTTACTTCAGCCCCGTGGCCTGCTTGAACCGGGACACCACGTCGTCCCGCGACGTTGCCACCTGCTCCCGCACGGCGTCTTCCGGCTCGTCCATCGGGGAGCCCAGCTCGACGTCGAGGTCGAGGAGGCGGGCCTGCTGGGCGTACTCGGTGAGGACCCGCCGCATGATCTGCCCGGCGTCGGCGGTCTTCCCGTTGGCGAGCTCGACCACCCGCCCGGCGCCTTCGAGCAGCGGCCTCGCCAGTTCGGTGATGAACGGGGGGACGCCCATGTCGGCGAGCTTCCGCTTCTCCGTCTGGTAGTCCCCTTCCCGCATCCGGGCGGTGATGACGGCCAGTTCCCTGGCGGTCTCGTCGGCCCGGGCGGTGGCCAGGTCGATGGAGAACTGGGCCTCGGCGGACAGTCCTGCGGCCACGGGCTCCTCCTGGTGCTGCTCGGCGTCGAACGCGGCCTGCATGGCGGCGAACTCCTCATCGGTCATGCTCGCGATCTGCATGGCCAGGTCATCGCCCGCGTCGTCCGCGTCCGGCTCGCCTTCGTCCCCGGTGCCGTCGCCGCCGGGTGCGTCGCCGGCGCTGCCGGTCAGGGCCAGCAGCTCATCGGGGGTCAGGACCACCCCGCCGCCCGCCAGAGCGTCCAGCTGATCGTCCGGCAGCTCGAGCAGGGCCGTGAGCCTTGCCTTCTGCTCACCGGTGAGGGCGTCGAGGTCAGGCATGGCGGTTGTCCCTTCGGATGGCGCTGCGTCAGGCTGGGCGGGGGCAGGCGAGGGGGCAGGGTTTCCCTCGCCTGCGAACTGGGAAGCGGACAGGTCGATGACCTCATCGGGGGCCGGGGTGGCGGCCTCGATGGCCTGCCACGCGCCCAGGCCGGGGATACGGGGGTCCAGGGTGCCGAGGACATGCTGGATCGCGGCGGGGTACCGCTGGCCGTCGGAGCGGGCGTAGTCCTCCACGATGCGGGCGGAGACGCCAAGCTTCGGGTTCTCCCGCAGCACTTTCTCGCCGCGCGGGGTGACCTGGGCGGTGATGTACAGGCCGTCGTCCAGCAACTCCATGCCGGTGACCTCGCCGCGGGTGCGCTCCGGGTCGTTGCTGTGCGCGTTGTCGTCCGTGGCCATCTGGAAGGGCACCTGGTCATAGGCGCGGGACTTGAACGCGGCGACGAGTTGGCCGAGGTAGTCCTTCGTGAAGTGCAGCAGCCTGCCCTTGTACTCCACGTTCCCGATCGGCAGGACTTGCTTGCGCCACAGGCGGTTGCCCAGCTCGACGGCATCGGCAGTGGTGAAGGGAGTTAGGACGGCAGCGGTCATCAGTCGGCCGTTTCCCAGTCGTCGGCCAGCAGGTCACCCTGACTCGCCAGCCAGGGGACGAACACGCCCTGCGCGTTGCGGATCAGCAGGTACGGGGCGAACTGTCCGGAGCCGGAACCCACGTGGTCCTTGACCGCCGCGGAGAAGATCCGGTCAGCGTTCAGGCTGAAACCCGGCGAGAGCGCCACCCACTGGCCGGCGCCGTTCCACCCGGCACGGGTGATCTTGCTCCCGGCCTTGCAGGCTGCCAGCGCCTCGCTGAAGTCCACGTCAGGTTGCCGCCTGCCGGTACAGCCGCTCCCGCAGCAGGTAGCCCTCAAGCTGCCAGATCTTGTCGCGGGCCTCGGCGCGGGCGATCTTCCGGCCGATCTCCTCATCGAAGTTCTCCGGGCTGACCGCCGCGGCCTCCCCGGTGACCGTGAACCCGTTCTCCAGGATCAGGCAGCAGACGGTCAGGGTGGTGCCGGGGAACCGGTGGTACAGCTCCCCGGTGATCCTGGCGTCTAGGTCGTCAGGGGAGATCCGGGGCGCGGTCAGGCCCTTCGCCTGGACCTCCCGTTCGATCGCCCGCTCGTCCATGGCGGTCATCTAGCTGGCCGTCTTGCCGAACGCGCCGGCCTTGGTCTTCTGGCTCATCTTCGCGAACGTGGTAGCCCGGGCTTCCGGGAACCCCTTGGCGATCAGCTTGGCCTTGATCGCCCGGCCTTTCGCGGTGAGCCCGTCGTCGTCGGTGCCGTCATCATCGCTGCCGCCTGGTGCCCCGGCGGCCACGGTGACCCTCGGGCCGCCCGCCGCGCTCGTAGTCGGGGTGGCTAGCGCGCGGATCGCGGGGATGCCGTACTCCCGCATCAGCTCCGTCTGCGCCGGCGGGGGCTGCAACGGGGCGTCCGCGCGTTTCAGCGACCCGGTGACAGCCTTGTTCCACGTCCCTACCGCTTCCATGAGGGCGGTGCGCTGGTGGTCGCGGGGGGCCAGGTCGGAGCCGTTGACGTTCGCGACCCACTTACCCGAACCGGTTTTGCGGAGGGACGCGATGGTCGCGCCGCCGTGCCGGTGGCGGAGGACCGCCGTGCCGTCCTCCGCGCGGGCCACCAGGACATCCATCGGACCCTGGATCGGGCGGCGGAGCGTCCCCGTGGCCAGTTCGACGGATGCGCGGGTGCCGCCGGCGAGGGAATGGGCGGCCTTCCCGGACCTGACGCTGACCGCCGCGCCTTCACGGGCCGGCGCCGTGGACGGGGAAGGGGTCCGCAGTACGCCGGGCTTGGACTGCAGGGACGCGCCGTTCGCGCCGAAATGGCCGGACGGGGCCACGTGCCCGCATTCGGGGCAGGTGAGCGTCTCCCCCTGGGAATCCTTGGTGGTCTCAGCCAGGTAGATGCCGAGGTCGTCGTTCGCTAGGTTCTGGCCGCCGGACAACTTGGCCATTCCGGCGGAACCGTAACGCTTGCGGCCGATGAAAGCAGCGAGGGCATCCGGGTCGGTAGCGCCTCTGGCGGCCAGGGTCGCCGACAGTCTCTTGAAGCGGGCACCGCTACCTAGCTTGGGTGCGGCGAAGTCCAGGGATGCCACGGGATGCGCCTCTCAGGCCAGCACCCCAATACCGCCTCCCGTCACAGTAGCACCGGGAGGCAACGTGAGCCGCATTCCAGCGCGTAGTTAATCGAACACGGCGCGTAGTTTCGGCACGTAGTGTTGCTAACGGGGGCCGGGTGCGGACAGCACCCCAAATGCAGGCAGGCATCCGGCCTACCCTTTGAGCATGGACATCATCGGCTGGTACGTCGCCACGATGCATTCGCTCCTGGGCCACGACAAGGCGGCGGCGTTCATCGGGCAGCCGCCCGGAGATAAGGAATCCTGCCTGATCTGCCAGTACGAGCGATATCCCGGCCCCGCAGACCCCGGCTACGACGCCTCGGGTATCCCGGTCGACCACGCTCAGCAACGCGAGCTAAAGCGCCAGGCCGTCATCGACGCGCTCGGCCCTCCGCGGGCCGCGCCGACTGGCACGTTAGGCTGACCGGCCATGAAACCTTCGGTCGGGAGAATCGTCCACTACGTGAGTTACGGCACGCCGGGCGGTGAGTACAGAAGCGAATGCCGCGCCGCGATCATCACCGCAGGGCCGCTCTTGGTACCCGGGACGTTCCATGAACCGGGCGGCGAAGCGGTCGGCCTGTGCGTCCTAAACCCGGAGGGCATGTTCTTCAAGCAGCATGTACTGTTCCACGGGGGCGACACCGGTCACGACCACGCAGGGGCCGAGATTCCCGCGAGGTCATACCGGGGCGGCTCCTGGCACTGGCCGGAGCGCGTGCCGGACTAGCCCGGCGCCTGCCCGCTGATCGTGTCACCCTGGGCGTCCTGCTCCCCGCCGCCGTCGTCCTCCGCGCCCGCGGCGAGGTCGTCCAGCCCCGCTAGGTGGGCCGCTTCCCGCGGGTAGTTACTGACGAGATGGGCGCGCAGCTTGCCAACGTGCTCGATACCCTCGTCCAGGTGCTTCCGGGCGTGCTCGGCGTCGAACGCCTGCTCCTCCGGTCCCGTGTCCGCGGCCATGGCCCCGGCATGCTCGGCGGCGTGCCCGATGTGGTGGCAGACCGTCTGCGTAAGGTGGCCCGTCGTCGCCTCCCTGGCCTGATCCGAGACCGCCTCGGCCAGGCCGACCGTGCCCACAAGCGAGTCCAGGGCCGCCCCCTCGCCGGGGTAGTGCGCGCGGAGGTGGCCGGCCAGCCCGAGAGCGGCGGTCCGCGCGCCGTCGAGGTGCCGGGCGCAGCGGTCCAGGTGGTGGGCCCGCACATCCCCGGAGGCGTCCCCGGCTGCGTCGAGATGCTGGGAGGCGTGCGCGAGGTGATGGCGGCAGTCGTCAACCGCGTGCGCGGTGAGCATCGAGGTCGCTACCGCGTCGGCGGGGACGAGATGGGTGAGCTGCCCGGGGGCCTCGGGGGGCAGGGCGGGGTCGTCGTCCTGGGGTGTGGCGAGCTGCGCGCCGATCGATTCCGGCTCCGCTGCCTGCGCGGTGATGGTCAAGTCTTGCCCTCCGCTTCATCGGCCAGGGCCCGGAACTCAGCCGCGAGCCAGCGGAGCGATGCGGGGTCCTTCGCCACGCCGTGCTCGTCAATCGTGTGCGGCGTGGCCGGGCTGGCGGCCTCGCCTTCCAGTGCGACGGCCCGTTTCCGCAGCGCGGTGATGACCTGGGCGCTCACCGGGCCACCACGCCCGGATGCTCACGTCCGCCGCCGCCGCGCCCCGCAGGCAATTCGCGGCCCTCGTTCTCCCAGTTCCGCCAGATCCGCATCAGCTCAGCCAGGCACTCCCCGTACGTCGGCTTCGTGATGACGAGCATGTTCTGCATGACCGTGGTCAGGTGCCAGCCTTCCCCGTTCAGGTGCGCGTCAACAGCCACCGCGAACGCTGACCCCTTAAGATCCTTGCTGGCGTATAGCCGCTTACCCGCCGGTACGTCAACACCGACCATGGCCCACTCAGGGTCAAGCTCGCCGGCCTTGCGGGGCGGCGGGTAGCCCCGGCCGCGCTCACACTGGAATCGCTCCGGAATCGGCTCGATGCCATGTTCTGTCTGCCGGTATGCGGGCGGCAGGGGTCCGCCGTCGTGCCGCTCGATCTCGCCGCTCATACCTGCACCTTAGCCGGGGCGTCACGTCCCCATCTTGTTAGCGAGGGTCGTCAGCGATGTCGCCTGAGCCAGCAGCGTCGCGACCTGCCCTTGCCACGTGGTGACCTGGGTCTGCATCTGCGTGATCGCGGCCGTGGTCGACGCCGACAGGGCCGCCGCCGCAGCGGTCTTGCCCGCCGTGCTCGTCTTGCTGGCCGTGCTCGACGTGCTCGAGATAGGCGCGGTCGTGGCTGTAGACGCCGTGGTGGACCCGGCGGTGCTGGTGGTCGACCCGGCCTGCGCGGACGTCGAGTTGTCCGTGCTCGCCGTTTTCCCGACCCCGGCCTGCGCCGCCGCGATGATCGCCTGCGTGTCGGTGATCTGCTTCTGCAAGACCGCGGCCTGCTGCCGTTTCCCCGCCGCCTGGTTCAGCATGTTCTGCTTGGCCTGCGCCAGGTCCGGCCTTTTCGGTTTCTGCTGAGCCGCGGGTGGCTTCCCTTTCGCCGCGGGTTTCC